ACATCAACCCTCGCTGCATGTCTCATTCGATTTCCCCATCTTTGAATTGTCGTAGGTACGCTTTGATCCTTAATATGGCATCTTTGCCATAATGATCCACAGACCGATTGACTAACTTAATCATGTTTTCTCTATCTTTTGTCAAACAAAATGTTACCCAGATTTCCCTGGCCCGGGCTAGTTCTAGGTAGTCTCGGTCACTCATAACAAAGCGTCAACCTCTTGAATTCTTTTGCCAATCCATGCCATCACAGGCACAGCCATTGAGTTGCCCAGCGCCTTGTATCGAGGCCCGTCAGGGGTTGGCTTACCCTTTGGCTGGATGTCGGTGTAGCGGTCAGGGAAGCCTTGCAGGCGCTCACATTCCACGGGAGTCAGGCGGCGTACCGCCATTGCTGGCATCAATGTAATTGGCACATTGCCACCGCCAGCGCCATAGGTAGCTGACACCGTTGTGCATACATCTCCTAATTCCCGCACCCTGCTGTCTTGGCTGTGCAACTCATAAACAGGTTGCGCCACCGCCATTGTTGCCGCAAGCATCCCGCCTGCATTGCCAGCTACCCGCATTGTTGGTGCTAAATCATTTGTAGCATCTCCTCCATCATCATTGCGGCTGAATGCAATGGGTTGCGCCACCGTGTTATCAAATACTCCACCAGCGGCACAACGCAATGCGGTAACAGTGTCGGATGTTGTTTGGTTGTAAGCATCAAATGCAATCGGCTGCGCTACGCCATGTACACCTGTGGCGTTGAGCGTGTACATTGGACCGCCATCAGTAAATCCATCACCATTACCGCCATTTTCCGGTTTACGTCCTATGGTGTTCTCAGCAAGTGCTATTACGGCGTTTCCTTCACTTCGTGCGGGGTTAAAGCTGCTATGGCTTGAAGGGCTTTTTGTAAGGCAATTGGCAATATCTTCTCTCTTTTCTCGGCTCGGCGCAGGATGCCCTGACAAGCTTTCGCGCTCAAAAAGAACCGCTGCGGCAGGTCTCCAGTTTCCAAAGTATCCGACAACGAACACACGGCGGCGTCTTTGGGCCACTCCGAAATACTGAGCGTCAAGCACCCTGTATGCGAACCCATACCCGAGGATTGCCAACCCTCCGAGGAAGGAACCAAAGTCCCGTCCATCAGCGGAGGACAAAACGCCGGGGACGTTCTCCCAGACCAGCCAGTTGGGGCGATATTGTTTAGCAATGGCAAGGAAGACAAGCATGAGGTTGCCACGAGGGTCATCCAATCCTTTTCTGAGTCCTGCGACTGAAAAAGACTGGCATGGTGTTCCTCCAACGAAAACATCGACATTTGATTCAAGATTCCACTCCTTAAATTTGGTCATATCGCCTAGGTTAGGCACGGTTGGGTAATGGTGTTTCAACACTTGACAAGGAAATGGCTCAATTTCGGAATACGCTACAGATTGCCAACCCAATGGATGCCAAGCAACACTAGCAGCCTCAATCCCGCTACAAACAGATAAAAATTTCATGATGCAACGTGCGGATAGTTTGGAAAGAACAAAGGCCGGTCATGCGGCTCTGCAACATATTGCTGTGCATCACGATGGAACCACAGCTTCACAGTAGGCTCACCCTCACCCGATCCTTCGTAGTTCCGCTGTTTACGGCACAACAGGTAGTGGTCAGGATCGTTGTTCTGCTTGGCAAACTCGCCTTGCTCTTTGATGGCATCTTCCTTTGCTTTGTTCCGAAAGACCAGCATCACGTTGTCCACTAGGTCAGTGATAGCCCCACTACCCTTGTTGTCATGCTTGTCAGGAATGGCATGTTCATTGGCTGGCTTTTTTAGGTGGTGGACAAGATGGATATGGATTTCGTAGTCTCTCGCAACCGAGGTAAGTTCGTCCACAAACTGCTTTTGTCCGTTATAGTCATCTTCACCCTTAACGCACTTTGCCAAGTTATCCACAAAAACATGAGTTATACCCAGTTCCTTGGCGCAATAACGCACCATGCCAATCACAGTGGCGGCATCAGCAGTTCCCATCTGATCGTAAAGCCACATGCTGCTAGTAGTCCAATCCCCAAATTGATCGTACAAGCTATCAAGGGCATCTATCCCGTCATTCCCCTGAAACTCCACGCTAAACGGATTACAACCAATCCACATCCTTGCCATCCGCTGTAGGGTTGTGGCGGGTTTCATCTCAAAGCTGGCTACGCATACCTTCTCACCCTGTCCGATGAGGCTCAAAGCCACCTGGGAGGTCATCAGGGACTTGCCATGCCCGTTCTGTCCTGACCACAAAGTGACTTCACCCTTGCGGAACTCAAAGTTCTCATTGGTCTTAGTCCACGGAAGATAGGTAACGTGCTGTTTAACCTTTTCCCGCAGGCGGCTTTTGATCACCCCAACGTAGTCGGAAGCTTTCTTGACCTTGGTCTTTGCGTCTGTCTCCCGTAGGTACAGTCGGAAGTCAATCGTGTCGCTTAGTATTTCAGCCATGCCAATCAATCCAATTATCACAACAGGAAATTACTTTGCTTGCTGAGTGTTTTACACATAAATCCAAGAGACTCTTGGCCCGATCCACGCTATAGCTAGAGATGTGGACATCCAGGCCAACAGTGTACCGTAAATCAAGTGTATTCAAGTTGTCACCATGCACACAGACCGTAGGATCGTCTTGAAACTCTTCCCAAGCTGTTGAGCAGGGGTAGTCTAGAAGCCACACCGCAGACGGCTTGTAACCCCGCATACGCATCTTGATGATGCCTTCGTGACCTTTCATATCGCACCTGCCAATCGATTGGGTGTTACGGGAATCTTGGTAACCCACTCTGCCTTAAACGATCTCCAGCCCCTGATTACGGTTTCGGTCAAAGCGGCATCCAACGTCCAACCGGCAAGTGCTGCTTGTTTTTTGATGTCAGCAATGACCAGTTCGGTAATAGGTGCTTTCTTGGCTTTCCTTGCATCAACAAACGATTCCCACACTTTTTCAGATACACCATCAGGTTTTGGCATGATCGTACCAACTTTAGGTATCTTATTATTTATTGGTTTATGGTTATTGTTTAGTTGCACAGGTGTTGAACCGGCGTTCAACCGGCGTTCAGCAGATGCCCTACCTGCCTTGCTTGCATTGGAGAGACGCTCCCTGTACTGCTGAATTTCACGGTCACAACGGGCATTGGTCCAGCCACTTCCGTCTTCTTTCAACATAAAAAAAGACTCCAAAACGTACTGAACAACGTCCTCATGTTCACGCATGCCGATCTGTCGTGCAACGGACGTTAAACCGCTGTTCAACGCCTGTTCGTGAAGGTAGTATTCGTCCAATAAACGCCTGTAGGCAAGGTCTTCCAACAGGCTCAAATTGCGGGTGTGACTCATGTAGTCACCAATGTTAAATTGGTAATAGTGCATCAGTCTTCCCACCGATCAAAACGATCTTTGCGGCGCAAATCGTCCATTTCCTCTTCCATTTCCCGCTTCAGATTCATCTCAAAAGTGGTCAGAAACGCAATCTTTTTTGCCTGACTGTCATCAAGGCCAAGCCAACCTGATCGATAGGCGATCTGTTCAATGTCGTAGCGGTTCATGTTTTGCTCCTTGCTCTGATTGCGTCTGTACATTCTCCTGCGCTCATCATTCGATTAGAAAACCTTTGACACAGCTTGGCGCACTCTTCACGCTCATGCGCGGCTACCAACTCGGCAAAGGCTTCAATTTCTTCTGGGTAGCAAACCCAATCGTCATCATCATGTCCCAACCTCTCAAACCCCGCTTGCTTTGCTAGTTCAATGATGTTCATGCTATCTCCTCAATGTGTGGACGTTTCAATGTTCTTGCATACATATAGGCGCGTGTATAGGAATGATCTCCATGAAAACTGTCTACAAAATGCCATGTAAATTCATACCAATGCATCCTTTCAACAACCCATACTTCCCGTGGGTCAAATCGTAGTCTTACTCTCATGTTTTCTCCTTAAAAAGTTCGTAGATGGGCTTCAGCTTTCGCCCTGTAGCTATCTCAATTGCAGTGACCAAAGAAGCCACGATTGCTGGCTCCAAGTCCTCTGAATCCAGGTGTGATTCGATACGGTCTGCCGCTAAGGAAAGCAGCTCGTAGGCTAGTTCTGTTTCGATGGTTTGAGGTTTCATCCTTAGACCTTACATGAAAAAAAGAGAAAAAAAACTAGGGAAAACCCCTAGAAGAAAATTGCCCAAATTCGTTTACGATCCGTCTCACTGCAATCAAGCAGCAATCACTAAGGACGCAAAATGGAACTTACTTTACAGCGTGTAGCCAAGATTGAACTAGGAGACATCCGCAATCACGGCAGCTTCTCCACCCGCACTTTCACCATTACGATGGAAGACGGCAAACAGGCCACAGTCTGCTGCTTTTCCGACAATGATGAGTACAAAGAGCCTACCGAAGCATTGAAGGTGGCTATATGAAAACAGACTACACCTACGAAGGCGCTACCTTTGAAGTGGAATGTGATGTGGATTGGATGGATTCCAAAGACAACACCTTTGCCACCATTGTCAGCATCAAACATGCTGGCGTGGAGTTTTGGGACATCCTGCCACCAAGCACCATCCAATTTATTGAAGAGCAAATTAACAATCGCATGGAGAATTGAAATGAAATCAGTATTTGAACAGTATCAAGAAGAATTCCACGGAATTGATTACTGCTGCTATTGCCTAGAACCCAAAGGCAACAAATGGCATTGCTGCCACGAAAATCATTTCGTTCCATTTGAAGATTTGGACATGCAGGAGCAAAAAGAAATAATTGAAGGCGAAATTGAATTTGCTAAATGGCAATCAGAGCATCAGGAGAAAATGTATGGACGTTAATACATTACATCAATAAAGTGATTTGTAACTTCTGTGATGTACATTGATGATACAATTAGGCATCATCAACTACAAAAACTGATTATGCAAGAGTCAACTTTAAACATGCTGTATGGCGGAGAATGGAAACAACATGATGTGTATCCTGGTTACTTTTTTTCTAATGAAGGCAAAGTGGCAAAGTCAATGCCATCTAGATGGATGTTGATACAAGGTATTCCAGTTGGTAGATATACAGCCATTAGTCTTGCTTCTGGAAATGGAATTTATAAACGCGAATACCTTCATCGCATTATTTGCAGGTTGTTTAATGGGAAACCAACAATTGAAGAAAAACATTGTAGGCATTTAGATTGCAATTCAAAAAACAATCATGCTTCTAATTTGAAATGGGGAACAGCAAAAGAAAATATACAAGATAGTATTAGGAATGGAAAAATAAAGTCAGGCGAAAGCAACCCAATGGCTAAGTTAACAAAAAAACAAGCATTGGAAATGCGAACAATTAGAGCAAACACCGATCTAACGTACAAGCAGATTGGAAAAATGTTTGAAGTTTCAAGAATGACAGCTTGTAGAGTTATTAATAAGGACACATGGAAATGAATACTAATGATTTGCTTAAATTAAATGTCAATGCACATGTAGAAAAAAAAGGAGGATTAAGTTATTTATCTTGGGCATGGGCATGGGCTGAAGCACTCAAGGCAGACCCTGCTGCTACCTTTGAGGTAAAAATGTTTGGGGATCGTTGCTACACCGACATTAATGGCACAGCAATGGTTTGGGTAACCGCCACCATGTTTGGTAAGGCTATGACCTGCCAATTGCCGGTTATGGACCACCGCAACAAGCCCATCACCAACCCGGACGCATTTGCAGTCAATACAGCCATCATGCGGTGCATGACCAAGGCACTCAGTCTGCATGGGCTGGGCCTGTACATCTATGCAGGGGAAGACCTTCCCGAAGCAGATACATCCCTGATTGACAAGATTGCAGATGCCATTCGGGANTTGCATGGCAAGGGTGATATGGCGGGAATGTATGGGGAATGGGAATCCATTTCCGACAACGAAGTTAGGTTATCAGTATGGGCATTACTGAAACCTGATGCAAAGGTGCGCTCTGCTATCAAAGCGTATAAAGAAAAACTTGAACCTACTATCGAAAGAAGTTAAATGGAATACAACAACGAAAATCGCGGAAACCTCTTCAAAAACGATAAGAAGGAGCAAGAAAAACACCCAGACCTAAACGGCTCTCTCAACGTAGATGGGAAAGACTACTGGATCAGTGCCTGGAAGAAGACTAGCAAGGCCGGTACGCCCTTTTGGAGCCTCTCTGTGCGTCCCAAGCAAGAGCAGGTAAGGCAGAGTAGCCAACCTACCCGCAAAACCAAGGTAGACGATTTAGACGATTTCTTTTGATTTTTGGGGGGAAAGCGGATGCTGTGCGAGGACAAAGTAAGGGGTGCAAGTCCCTCCTGTTTAGCTATCACAGACGTAGCGAAGTACCCCCTCCCCTAATTTTTTGGAGCACTTATGACAACGTATGCAAATGTAGAAATGGACATTGTGAGATGGGCAGAAATGCGGAAGATTATTCCGAATAGCAATCCTCAAACCCAGCTACTAAAAGC